CAATACTGCCTTGTTTGTAATGACTTGGGTTTATTACTTTCTCGTCCATTCCTTTAGCTCCTTAATTTCTTTAGTTGAGAAGATAGCTATATCATTTTTAGCGCACCAATCACGATAAGTTATCTTGCCTCCTTTTCTGGTTCTTTTGTCAGGTTGTGGCATTAAGAATACTAGGTGTTTGCCTTCAGCTCTCAACTGTTCAGCAATAGCCTTATACTTCTGTGTGTCGCCTACTCTAAAGAAACCTTTAACCTCAATGTAGTATTTACCTTTAACGAAGTCTGGTGTATAGTTCCGCCTTACTATGTATGCTATTCTATGCGGTTCATACTGCCAGTCTTTGCCTAATAACTCGTGGCATTCCTTCTCTAGTTTACTACGATACTTTTCTGTTGCTGAAGAATTCATCTATCTCCTTATTGATTCTATTACCGTCTCTATCCACTTCCATAACACTAGGTTCTCTAGCTACCTCAACTAGGTACTTAGGACCATTAGAGTAAACAAAGGTTCTTAGGCTAGGGTGACAATCGTGCTTATAAGAACAATAGCTGCAACCTAAGCCTAACTTCATATTACCTGATTTACCGTCAGGGACTGCTTCATAACATTTCTCAGGTGGCTCTTTAAGATTCACTGTCTTCTTAATCTGAGCAATCCTTTGAGTGATTGGAGTAAAGTTTAGCTTAGTCCAATGAGGTGAACTCTCGTCATCCATATCATACTTAAGTACAGTTAAGTGACCATTAGTCTTATCCATAGTCAACCAACCGAACTTTCTTTCCTCTTCAGCATAAGCATAACCTTTAATCTGGTCGATATAACCAAAAGGGTCATCATTGATTAAGTTGCCATCCTTAAACTTCTTAAAACCATAAGGAGATGCTGACTTGACATCTACTAATAAACCATCAATCTTACAGTCCATAGAGCCTTTAATCTCATCTACCTCTACCATCTTCTGTTCATCAGTTACTGTGTGACCTGATAGCTTAACTAAAGCTAAAATCATCTCTTCTACGAGGTGACCATAAAGAAATTTAATCCTAGTGTGAGGCATTAGTTCTTCACCTTTATACCCATTATAGCTATACCACAACTGTCTATCTTTCTTACCGATGTTAGACATACGTAGCTTACGTCTATCGAACTCGTGTGCTGTAATGTTATTGATTAAGATGTTCTTTACGTTCTCACCGAAGTCTTCTACTACTTTCTCGATGTTTACACCTTCACCAATCTCTTTCTTATCCATCAAATGATAGACATCTTCTACTAATGTTTCAATTGTTTTCATTCGTTTCTCCTTAGTGAGTCTGAGACCAGTTTTCACCTACCTTATATTCCCCATCTAATGGGCATTTTAAACCTAAATCCGTACCTGCTCTCTTGATGCAATCGACCGCTAGCCTACCAAATTGTTCTGCTTGGTCCTCACGCACCTCCACTTGAAACTCATCGTGGACATTAAGTAAGAATTTGTAATCTATACTATATATTGTACCATACTTTTCCAATAAAAGCAAGGCTTGTTTCATAACAATTGCACCTGCTGACTGTAATAGTACATTTAGTGCTGAATGTTGTGACCTAACCCATAACTTTCTTCCATCTAGACCTTTAAGCCAGCCTTTTGAACTCTCTCCGTCAATTCTCTTTCGTAGTGCTCCAAGTGCAGGCGTATTAGCAAGGAAGTTTGCTTTAAGTTTCTTACCTGCTGCCGAAGTTCCTCCAACGATTTCTCCGATTTTACCGTCTCCAGCTCCGTAGAGGAAGGCATATATAAAAGTTTTTGCTGAATCTCTTGATTGAAGTCCTGCAGCCACTTGGTTTGCTGTATGAATATCTCCATTTAGTATCTCCTCTGTATAATCTTTATCATCCATATAATGTGCCAGCATTCTTAACTCAAGACCACTAGCGTCACAACCTACTAACTTATATCCCTTAGGTACAGTCCATAGTTCTCTACACTCCTTACCGTACACTGAGTACACTGCTGGAACTTGAGCTAAGTTAGGCTTACTGTGTGTCATCCTACCAGTCACTGCACCATTACTATTAACTCTGCCGTGAATCCTCCCGTCTCTCTCGTCTATAGCTTCAATCCAAGATTTAACCATAGATACTCGCTTCTGTAGAGTTAGGTACTCCATAATCATCTGAGCCTCTGGAATATCTACATCCTCTAAGACCTTCTCATTTACGATTACAGAGCCTTTCTCTGTGTACTCTTGTGGTTGCCAACCGAAGTGCATTAAGTACCTAGCAATCTGCTGTCGTGAGCCTAAATTGAACTCTGGATAGTCTATGTATCCCCAGTCACCGTCTTTGTCATAATGAGCACCCTTGTCAAGTTGTTTCTGATATGCCATAGAAGGTGTACCATCTTTCTTATTAGGATTCTTAAGTACATTAAGTGATACCCAAGTAGGTAGGGGTTTAAAGACATCCCTAACTTTAATCTCAATATTCACTACTTGCTCTTTGAGTTCAGCCATAAGCTCAAAGGCTTTACGTTCATCGAAGAGTACACCAGTTTTCTCTTGTTCCCGAATGATAGTAGCTACTATGTGTTCTAGTTCAATACTCTGCTCATCGAAGCCTTCTAACTGTACGCCTAGTCTACGATAGACATCCTTAGTGACCCTTACGTCTTGTCTACAATAGAACAACATATCATCACTAAAGAACGCCCAACCACCATCATAATCATCCTTATAGTTACCTATACGTTCACCCCAAGCTTTTAGGGAATGACCTCCTTCAACTGATGGATTAGCCAATCTGGATAAGACCAAAGTATCTCGTATAGTGTAATCCCAAGTAAAATCACCAAGGTTATTGAGAACAGGAAGGTCGAAATTAATAACACCGTGTCCACTAAGAACACGTATATCTCTGTCAACCAACCACTCTTTGAATTTAGCAATCGAATTTTCTCCAATGAAGTCATATACTTCCTCCTCTTTATTTGTCATAGCACAGATGCAATGTACCTTAGTTGCATCAATTCCGTCTGTCTCGATATCAAAGTATGCTACCGTCTGCACTTAAACCTCCTTAAGCCTACCAGTTTCTTTATTATATAGTAACTGACCTGCTTTACCTGTTAGACCACAGAACCTATTCTTAACGATACGTAATGTAGTTGTATTCCTATCTGATTCCTCTTCTGCTTGTTGGTTACGCTCCAAGCCAATCACCATATCACTCAGTTGAGCAATCGCAGCACTACCTCTTAGTTCTGATAGCGATACTTGACCTCCTTCTTCGTGAGCCTTACCCATAGGTCGCTTAAGATGAGAGATAAGGAATAAGCCTACTCCTGTCTCCTGTACAATCTTACGTAACTTAGTCATAATAGCGTCAATCTGCTTACGTTCATCCAGTCCGCCTTCTTGGTCGCTGACTACGATAGATAGGTGGTCTAAGACAATCCACTTACAATCAAAAGACTTAGCATAAGTTCTGATGACTGACAATAGACTATCCTCTGACATACTGCCGAAGTGGTCATAAAAGAATACATTCTTATCACCTACTGACTTCTTCCATAAGGCATACTTCTCATCCTCAGATAATAGCTCCTCATATTTAGGGATATGAATAGGCAAATTAGCCTCAATAGACATCAAACCTTTAACCGACCTATCTACTGACTCCTCTAAATGGATGATTGCTAGACTATCATCGGTTTCATTTAAAATATGAGCCTCTAGTTCTTTTACCACACTAGACTTACCCATACCGCTACCAGAGGTAATAGTCACTAACTCCTTCTGTCTGAAACCATAAGTTAACTCATTGAGTGCGTTCCAAGGATACATTACAGTCCTAATGTCGTTATCTTTCTGTAAGTGTTCCCAAGTGTCTTCACCTTTAATGATACCTGCGGGTGTATAGCCTTTAGCATTCCACCAAGCCTCAGTAAAGTCTTTAACCTTACCTCCCATAAGCATATCACTAGCATCTTTCATAGGTAACGTACAAATACGTAACTTATTAGGACTAATGACATCCCTTACGGCTTTCTCAGCATCCTTACCTGCTTCATCTTGGTCGAAGCATAAGACTACATTATCGAATGACTCAATGTAATCTAAGTTATCCTTAATGTCCCTTAGTGCACCACTAGCACCATTCTTAAGTGATACTACAGCCCACTTACCTCCGAACATTTCTGATACTGATAGAGCATCCAGTTCTCCCTCGGTGATAGTTAGATACTTACCTCCCTCCTTAAAGATATTCTGTCCGAACAGTCCAGCACCTTTGTTAGTACCATTGATACCGAAGTTCTTATTTAATACATCTCTCTCTTTATATCCAACTAAATCACTTGTTCTTGCGTCATAGTAAGGGTAATAGTGTTTATTGACCTTTCCATCCTCTCCGTGTGAGATACGCACTCCGTATTTAGCAGCGATGTTCTTACTAATGTTTCTCTCGGGTAAAGCCCCTAGAAAACCCTTAGTGTGAACTTGTTGTGTCCTCTCTGTCATATTATGTTGTTCCTTTCTTGTTATATTGTCGTCTGTAGGTGGACTCCAATAGCCACAGCCAAAACAATAGCCGTGACCATCAGAATATACCGCCAGATTATCCTTACTTCCACATTGTGGGCACTCTTCGTGCTTAGTAAAATCCGATGACATTGTTATATAACTAAAGACTAACCAAAGAACTCATTAAGTTCATCATCAGCACCTTTGAACCCTGGGGTGTGGTCATCTGCAACTCTTACAGCAGTTAGATACGTTGCTACACCGTGTGTTGGGTGCTCTTTACCTGTTTTCCATAAGACCTCTACATTTGAACCTCTACCAAAGTTAGAGCCAATGACATCACCACTCTGTGTCTTAATCATATCATCATCTAACTTGTACTGAGTTGAGAACTTTCTTACCTTGACATCCTTACCTGTTTCTGGGTGCTTAATGGTTCGTACTTTAACACCTCCCTTAACT